ACAGCATTAAAGACGGCTTTAGACTTTGGGACGATAGAGAAGATGGCTCTCAGGAAGTTGCGGAAGCCGCGTTGATACCAGTGCTTGTTAAAGCAATTCAACAACTTTCAACTCAACTAGACGCAGCGCTTGCTCGCATTGAAACCTTAGAAGGATAAATAAAATGGAACCACGTACAGAAGAACAACTAGCACAAGACTACTCAGCAATGGGTGACTCTGTAGCTCTTATTAACGCTATTATCGCAGGAGACTCTATGGCAGAAGATGATGCCGAAGACCGCCAAGGCTGTGTAGACCGAAACGTACAGCACCTAGAGTTGATGGTTGCTAAAGACGATTGGGGTGATGAAGATTTCACCGCAGTTAATGCAGCTATCAGCGCAGGTAATGGCTACAGCGCATCATAAACATAAACTTAACTTAAAATGAGGATACAAACATGGGCGAGAAAAAAACAACCCCCATCGTAGTAAACGACGTTGAATACACTTTTGAAGATATGACACCGCAGCAGCAGGCGATGATTAACCACTGTAACGACTTGGATCGCAAGATTAAGTCAACCCAGTTTAACCTTGACCAGCTATCGGTGGGCAAAGATGCATTTGTCAATATGTTAGTTGCTGACCTTGAAAAAGTGGAAGTAGTGGAAGAAACTGAAGAGTAGCTATGTTACTGGCCTTTGCGTTGATCGTTACAGTAAACGGTGAGGTTGACGCAAAGGCAACAAGTTACTGGCGCAATTTAGAAAGGTGCAGGTGGTTTGCGGAAGAGCTTACCATACAAGGCACAAGAAGACGTTACCATACACCCGTAATGGCCTACTGCGTACCAAAGTATGTAGACCCTGAAACGATACCCGTACACGAATGAACTATTTATTAGGAACGAGCATGGCCACTGTAACAGAAGCACTACTAAAACTAGATGCCCACGAACGAGAGTGCGCTGTGCGTATGGAGTCTATAGAAGAAAAGTTTCAGCGGATAGAAAAGCGTTTTGACGAAGGTTCCGCTAAGTTTGACCGCTTCGACATGATTGCAAGGGGTATGTATGTGCTTATTATTGGACTGTATTGCGTAGAGAAGTTTACCTAATGGCCTTACTAGATCAGTTAATAGGGCCAGTAACAGGTCTTCTTGATAAGTTTGTTGAGGACAAAGACCAGAAGAACGCCCTAGCGCACGAGATTAGCACTCTAGCATCTAAACAAGCTACAGAGTTAGCCAAGGGACAGTTAGCTGTAAACGCTGTAGAAGCGGCTCACAAGTCGTTGTTTGTAGCCGGATGGCGACCATTCGTGGGGTGGGTATGTGGAGTTGGCCTAGCCTATAACGTAATTATTGCTCAAATACTTGGTATCTGGTTTACCGTGCCAGAAGTTGACCCTTCATTATTAACCCCCGTGCTTATGGGCATGTTGGGTATGGGCGCAATGAGGTCTTACGAAAAGGCCAAAGGCGTGCAAAGAGAGAAATAATGCTAGCCGAAATAGCGGCAGCTAATGCTGCGTTTCAGGTAATCAAAGGCGCTCTTGTTAACGGCAAAGAGATGTATGATGTAGCAGAACAAGCCGCAACATACTTTGACAGTAAATCGGCTATACTCAAAAAAGCTAAGAAAGGCGGAAATAAAACTGAACTTCAGTGCTTCATGCAACTTGAGAAGATCAAGGAGCAGGAGGAATGGCTTAAAGAGCAAATGATCTATGCGGGCCGTGCGAACATGCACAATGACTGGCTCCAGTTTCAGGCGGAATGTAAGAGAAATAGAGATAAGGCGGAGCGGATACGTAAGAAAAAAGTAGCAGACAATCTAGCTCTTTTATGGGCAACCCTACTCTGGGGCACGGGGGGGATAGTTATTTTGCCCCTTGCGATATACATATTTTTAAAACTATTTAGGGTAATATAAGAATGAAATACTTTAAAGTATCAGACTTCGACTGCCAAGAAACAGGTGAGAACGAGATGGAGGTAGAGTTTATGAAAGGACTAGACCATTTACGTGCTGTTTGTGGGTTCCCCTTTATAATAACGTCTGGGTACAGGTCACCTAACCATAGTATAGAAGCTGCAAAGGTTGCAGCGGGTAAAAAATTAGGAACTCATGCACAAGGCATCGCCGCTGATATTAAAGTATCTGGAGGCGCACAACGCCTAGCTATAGTAAAACATGCGTCAGCTATGGGAATGTCCGTAGGTGTAGCTAAAACTTTTGTACACGTTGATACTCGTAAGACTGAGCCAATGTGTTGGTGCTACTAGCAGGTAAAACATGCCCCTTAAAAAACTAACACTAAAGCCCGGAATTAACCGCGAAAACACTCGTTACACTAGCGAAGGTGGTTGGTACGATTGCGATAAAATACGGTTTCGCCAAGGTACGCCGGAGAAGATCGGTGGGTGGCAGCGTATATCAGCTACTACATTCCTAGGCGTATGCCGCTCTTTATGGAACTGGGTTACCCTAGGTAGTCAGAACCTGATCGGCGTAGGCACTAACCTAAAGTTCTACATCGAGAACGGCGGCGCTTACAATGACATCACACCCTTACGTGCTACTGTAACCCTGACTAACCCGTTTGAGACTACTAGTGGTTCTCCCATAGTAGAAGTTACTGACGCTAACGGCGGGTACTCTGACGGGGACTTTGTTACGTTTAGTGGTGCAAGTGCTGTAGGTGGCCTCACTCTAAACGCTGAGTACCAGCTAGCGGAAACTACTACTGCTAACGTGTACACCATTGATGCGGGCACTAATGCGGGGTCAAGTGCTACAGGTGGCGGTACGGTAACGGCGGCGTATCAGATCAACGTCGGCCCTGCTTTCGTTGTTCCCTTAGTAGGTTGGGGCGCAAGTAGCTGGGGTTCGGGCACATGGGGGGTTGGTGCTACATCTACTGACTCTATTCGCCTGTGGAGCCAAGCTAACTTCGGGGAAGACCTTATCTTCGGGCCTCGTGATGGCGCTATATACTTTTGGGACGCCACAAACGGGCTAACCACTAGGGCAGTAGCTCTTGCAGGGACGGAAGTACCAACGTCACAGAAGCTAATCCTCGTGTCTGATATTAACAGGTTTGTGTTTTGTTTCGGTGCAAATGAGATTTTCTCCTCTACTGTTAATCCCATGCTAGTCCGTTGGTCAGACCAAGAAGACGCTACTAACTGGTCACCTTCGGCAACTAACCAAGCGGGCGATCTTATCCTGTCTAACGGTACTCAGATCGTAGCGGCTAAACAAGCACGTCAAGAAGTTTTGGTATGGACAGATTCAGCATTATATGCACTACAGTATGTAGGCGCTCCTGCTGTATGGACTGCTCAGTTAGTTGGTGAGAACATATCCATAGCCTCTCAAAACGCTGTGGCCTACGCTAACGGCGTGGCTTACTGGATGGGTAAGGACAAGTTCTACATGTACGATGGCCGTACTCAACCTTTACAGTGCGACTTACGCAAGTTTATATTCAACGATTTTAATACAGAGCAGTACGAGCAGGTGTTTGCAGGGACTAACGAGTCTTACCATGAGATTTGGTGGTGGTATTGTTCTACAGACTCTAACGTGTCAGACAGGTATGTGGTGTACAACTACCTAGAGCAGGTATGGTACTACGGTACTATGAGCCGCACGGCATGGCTTGATTCAGGGTTAAGAAACTACCCATTAGCTGCTACGTACAGCAACAACTTGGTTAATCACGAGCAGGGTGTTGACGACAACGAAACAGCAGTCACTGCGGCTATACCTGCGTACGTATCCTCTGCACAGTTTGATCTGGAAGACGGGCATCAGTTTGCCTTTATATGGCGCATACTGCCGGACATTACGTTTGACGGCTCTGAAGTAGGCTCTCCTATGGCTACCATGACGCTACTGCCCTTACAGAACTCAGGTTCGGGGTATAATGACCCAACTTCGGTAGGAGGCTCTAATAGTGGAGGGATTACGCGCACTGCTACGTTACCAGTAGAGCAGTTCACAGGACAGATATTCACCCGTGTACGTGGACGCCAGCTTGCTATAAAGGTAGAATCTAGCGAGATTGGAGTTACTTGGCAGTTGGGTAGCCCACGTATAGATATGCGAGCAGACGGGAGGCGGTAATGGCGGTAGATAATACTAGATATAACGTACCGTTCCGTGCGCCAGCATTACCATACCCACCTAAAGTTTACGACGCGCAGTCGTTTGAAGAGTTTAACAAAGTACTGCGTATCTACTTTAACCAGCTCGACAACGCATTGAGGAACGCCATGGCAGTCCAAGAACCATATGAACTACAAGTTTCAAAAGGCCAGATTGCGGGCGCTACTCCGGTGTATAAGTTCGGTTTTAATCCCGATATTGACGATACTGAAGAAACTATATGGAGTAGCGGTGGGGATGTACCTTGGCCTACAGCAAGTTTTACTGCCTATGCGGTTAGTAGTAGCACTGCGGATAATGGGGTAACAAATACTGGGGCACAGACCTTACAAATAGAAGGGCTTGACGCTGATTACAATATTAAATCTGTTTCTGT